GTTACATCCCCCGATTTGCTCTTTTAATACACATTTTCGACTTGTTTTTTGAAAACAACTTGAGCGAAATTAGACCTATTTCCGAGCAAAGCATGAAAAAGGCCATTCGGCTTTCAGATTACTTTGTGGCCAATGCCCAGAAGATTAAAATTAACTCTACTGAGATTGGCGACTACAAGAAGGTAATTGACGAGAATGCAAAGAAAAGCATTAAGGAACAAGTGCTTGCGATTTACAAAGCAAACAGCGACTTTAACAGAACTGAGGTAGCAAACCTACTCGGAGTATCGAGAATGAGCGTAGTACGCTATTTAAAAGACGAATAATGAAAATTAATAAAAAGTGGGCTATGCCAAGTGGAAATACATTTGATATAAAACCAATTAAGGAGTTGATCAAAAAGTATAATTCGATAAATTTAGAATCTGCTGATCCTTTTAGTAATAAAAATCGAATTGCTAAGTATTGTAATGATTTAGACCCTCAGTACAATACTGAATTTAATTTAGATGCTTTAGATTTTCTTAAAGCTTTTGATTCAGAAAGTTTGGATTTAGTTTTATTCGATCCTCCATATAGCCCTAGACAAGTTAGTGAGTGTTATAAAAGTTTAGGTTTGACTGTTAATATGCAAACTACTCAGAGTAGTTTTTGGTCTAAAATGAAAAATGAAATTTCAAGAATAGTAAAGCCAAGTGGAGTTGTAATTTGTTTCGGATGGAACTCTCAAGGTATTGGAAAAAAACGAGGATTTGAAATGAAAGAAATACTTTTAGTATCGCATGGGGGTAATCATAATGATACTATTTGCACTGTTGAAACTAAGAAAATAGACCTATTTAGCCCTCTTGATTAAAAGTGTGCATTATGTGTCAAATTAACAAATCGAAAAGTGTAACAATGTTACACCAAATGTTACACCAATGTTACAGTGAAAATGGAGCTAACTTATTGATATATGAGAAAAAGTGTAACATTGTTACAGTGTTACAGTGGTTTTAAAGAAAATAAAAATGTCAGATAGAAAATTTCAAAAATTCCAAAACAGGTGTAACAGTGTAACATTGTTACACTTTTGTTCACATATCAGCAAGTTACGCCAAAAATAGGTGTAACATTAGTGTAACATTAGTGTAACATTTTGGGGTAAAAAAGGCTATTTTGGACAAAAAGTGAAAATTGAAGTAAGGAAAATTATAGAATGTTAAAATCATCAATAATGCATCAAAAATGAAACTATGACTCAAGCGCAACTATCCCGATTGAAACTAGGGCAAATATGCTCCATCAAAGCCTACGAATGGCTGCAAGACCTCATCGTGCAATGGCATCCAAACCAGCCTTATCCGCTTACGCCTAAACAATCGTTCTACAAGAACACTTCACACAGGCAGTACCTTTCAAAATACATCGAGGCGGTTATTGTCAAGACCCTACGAAAGCTAGGAGGCGACCCGATTAACTCTGTGGACACAGGGCGACTGATTACAGACGCTCGCGGAAATAAAAAGTACGTCTTTAACGCCAAAGTGAAGAAAGGCCGCGCAGATGTGAAGTGCTTTATATTTGGCAGAATGGTCAACTTTGAGGTCAAAGTGGGTAAGGATAGGATGTCTGACTACCAACACGAGGAAAAGGCACGAGCTGAAGCCAATGGAGAAGATTTCCTAATTATCCGCTCAATCGACGACTTTATGGAGTGGTATAAGAAATCTGCTTAACTTTGCATTTATGAAAACAATAGGAAGTATTATCATTTTAGCCGTTATTATAGCCTCTTGCAACCTTAAGAGAGATTGCTACTGCTATGACTATGACCACATGACTAGCCAAGTAACCGACGAAGCTGTTATCACTACAAAGAACGACTGCCGTAACATCGAGGATGGCTACGACAAAGTCTATAAGAAGAAGTGGGATAGCTGCACACAAACATTCTAAGCGATGCCAGGAGGAAGACCAAGACACTTTGATACAGCAGAAGAACTTGAAAAAAGAATCGACGAGTTTTTTCTAACCCAAGAAAGATTAACTATCACAGGGCTTGCGTATTTTCTTGGTTTTGAAAGCCGTCAGAGTATTTATGATTACGAGAAAGAAGGAGAGTTTTCTTACTTAATTAAAAAAGCTCGTCTTCGCGTGGAGCAGTATTACGAAGAAAATCTGTTTTCAAACAACGTAAGCGGCTCAATCTTTGCACTTAAAAACATGGGTTGGAGCGACCGAGTTGAAACGAATCAAAACGTAAAACTAGAAGGCGGCAAAGTAACCATAATCAGCGAAGGCGATGAGCCAACCGTTCAGAACAAGTAAGTTATTCGATGCTAACTACCTTATACCTGAGGGCTGTGAGCTGACGATTAACAGAGGTGGAACTTCTTCAGGAAAGACTTACTCAATCCTTCAGGTACTCTTTTTGAAAGCCTTTGAATTCCCTGAGTCAGTAATAACGGTCGTCGGGCAAGATATACCTAACCTAAAAAAGGGGGCAATAAGAGATGCCTTCAGGATATACAACTCAAGCCCCTTTATCCAGTCAATAGTAAAAGACTATAATAAAACAGACCGTATATTTACCTTCCATAATGGGAGTCAGATTGAGTTTAACTCATACGACGATGAGCAAGATGCAAAGAATGGTAAGCGTGAATTTGCTTTCTTCAATGAAGTCAATGGTATTTCGTTCGAGATATTCGATGCCGTTTACGTCAGAACTACTAAACACGCATGGGCAGACTTTAACCCTTCAAGCCCTTTTTGGTTGACTGACAAGAACATGGAAGGGTGGAAAGAAACAAGGACTATCAAAAGCACGTTTAAGCACAACCCTTTCCTCGAAGAAAAGACCGTCCAAAAAATACTTTCATACGAGCCTACTCCCGAAAACATTGCCAACGGAACGGCAAACGAGTATAGGTGGAAGGTGTATGGGCTTGGGGAATACGCAGCGCTTGAGGGAGCTATCTTTACGCGGTGGAAGAAAGGCACGTTCAACGACACTTTGCCTTATATCTTCGGGGTTGACTGGGGGATAAAAGACCCTTTTGTACTTCTCAAGGTTGCAGCCGACTATGATAAGCGACTGCTATACGTCAAGGAGCTAGTGTACGAGCCGACAGGACATAGGGGCGAGGCTTGGCTAAAACGAATGATTACTCATCATTGCTCTAAAGACGACCTCATCATTGCCGACTTGTCCGAAATGATTACCATTAACTCCATGCGAAACGAGGGCTACAATATGAATCCATGCTTCAAGCGCCCTGGAATAGTAGTCGAGCGGATCAAATGGATTCAGGACTTTCAAATAATTATTGACGATAGCCCTAATTTGGAGAACGAGTTAAACAACTACATATGGGCAGACAAGCGCGGAGAAGTACCTATCGACAGCCATAACCACGCGATTGACGCTTTGGGGTATGCGGTGACTTATTTGAAGATGAATGTTTGGCGATAGGAGAATATTTATATCATTGGTCAGTGAACCATATACAGCGCATTTCAACTACCAAAGCGCAAAAATTACATATCGCTTAATCATTTTGCACCCTATCATTTTATTTTTGTAATTTTGCAAAAACTATATTATGGCGGTACGTCTTGGGGGCATAAGAGATTGGTGGAGAAGCCTACGCTCTGAGCCGACATTCAGAAACTTCTTTCTTCCGCTTGGAACTTCCTTCTCGTATAACGCTATTTCAGACAGAGCAGCAGTAGAGCAAGGCTACATGAGTAACCTGAATATCTACGCAATCGTAAAGAAGGCTGCTGAAGGAGTTGCCTTTCTTCCATTTGGGCTGTACGAAGAGCGAAATGGGGAACTTATTGAAGTGACCGAAGGCGAAGTGCATGACCTAGTGTTCTACCCAAACCAAGACCAGACGCTCGCTGAATACATAGAGGCTCAAATGGCTTTTTACTTTCTTAATGGCGAGGCGTACTTCATTGCGCCTTCAGAACTAGGCTTTATGCCTGAGAAATTGATTAGCACCCCCCCTGAGTTGATGAAGGTAATGCTAGAGAATCAAAACGACCTACTCAGCGAAGTGCGCTCTTATCAATTCACAAACAGAGGCAATGTGCAGAATTTCATGCCACACGAGGTAATGCACCTAAGAATGTTTAATCCTTCGGTTGACTCGATGCTTTACAAGAACGGTCTTTCTCCATTGCAGGCAGCATGGAATAAACTAGAAGCCTCAAACAACCAAGCGACTGCACAAGCGTGGTACTTCAAGAATAGAGGCGTATCGAATTTGATTTCGGGTGAAGGTGGAAGCACTGGGCTTATCTTAACTCAAAAAGACAGAGATGCAGTAGAGCAGGCAACCCGACAAGACTTAGGCGGAGCGCACAGAGCTAACTCAGTAATCACAATCGGAAGCCCTGCAAGAGTGCAGCAGTTGGGAGCAGCCGCTTCAGATATGCAAATGATTGAGCAGGGCAGCCAACTACTCAGGGAGCTATGCACCGCATATTTTATGCCCTCTGAAATGTTTAACGACCCTGAGAACAAGACACACGCCAACCGTGAGGAAGCAGTAAAAACGCTGTACAACGATGTGTTTATCCCTAATGCAAAGCGAATGCTCTACGGCTACAAGCGCAAATTCCTTGCTCGTTGGGGGCAGATGGACGGTAAGAAGTATGTCATGAAAATCAAAACAGATGAGATTGAAGCATTGAATCCATCGCCACAAGAGATTAGAACTCAGGCGAGGGAAGACGTGAAAGCAGGAATCATAAGCCCTAACGAAGCAAGGCAAGAAATAGGCTACGAGCCGCTAATTGGCGAGCAATACGACGAAGTTAAACCGATTACTGCAAGACAGCAACCTAATACCCCAGAATCATGAGAGTAACTATCCCAACATTCGAAACTAAGCAAGAGTTATTCGCCCACCTTCGAGAAAAGAAAGACGAAATAATCAAGGAGAAGAGAGCGCTTCCTATCTTCTCAGATGTTTCTATGCTGCTCGCTGCTACCAAAGGCGCGGCAAATAAGGCAGAGGTTAGCGATAGGTTCTCAGTAAAGCTGATTGCTAACCTAGCAAATTGGATGGACAGCCATGATGACGTTATGCTTCCAGGGAGTTGGTTGAAGTCAATCAATGAGAAAGGCACTTCTATTCCAGTGCTTCGTGACCATGAGCATAGCATAGGGGCGAAGATTGGAACTACCCTTGCAGTATATGCAGAGGATATTGTTCTTTCTGACATTGGTTATACTGAAAGCGATGTTAAGCAGGCTGAAGGGCTGATATTCGAGTTTGAGCCGAAGCGCGAGTATGACGAGAAGCTGTATTTGATGTACAAGAATGGCGAGGTTACTCAGCATTCGATTGGGCTTCAGTATGTGAAGATAGATATGGCTATCAACGAAGAAGGCGAAAGCGATGAATACAAGAACTGGCTCAAGTACTTTCCGCAAGTAATTAACAAAGAGAAGGCAGACGAGCGAGGTTATTTCTTCGCGGTCAAAGAGGCTAAAATCTTTGAGGTTAGCGCTGTTCTGTTCGGTAGCAACGTGATGACTCCTGTGTTAGGAATCGAAAACATCAAGGGGTTATCAACGAATGTTAAGAAACAGCCTTCGCTATTCTTGAAAAGGTTTTAATACCTTTGCAGCTTGACATAGGCACTTACTGCCAAGTAATAAAGAGCCGTTAATACTACACTCTCCATAAAGCACTTACTAGTAAGCCGCTTGATAATTCTATTGTATAATCTCTAAAAAACAAAGAAATGGAGAAATTTGAATATAAGTCTGGCGTTAAATTCGCTGACTACGTTAAGCACTTAGGCTTAACAGAAACTACCTTCTCAGAGCTAGATGCCGAGAAGCAAGCAGAACACATGATTGATTTCAACGAGGGTATGAATGACCTTCGCGATTCTATGATTGAGAACAAAGCTTCTAAGGAAGACTTGAAAGCAATCCAGAATGAAATCAATGAGAACATCGCCAAGCAAATGACAGCATTGAACGCTGCATTGAAGGAGCAAGGAGTTGCGCTACGCAAGCTTCACGAAGGCGAAAAAGTTCACAGAGCGACAAGCGTGAAAGAAGCTATCGAGTTGGGCTTAAAAGAGAACGCAGAGAAATTAAAGACTATCGCTAACCGTGATGGTTCTTTCAAATCTACTGATGTTGCAGGAGCAGGCTTTGCTTTTAAAGCAGCAGGCACTATGAGCATTACAAGCAACGTGACTGGAGAGCTTCCACAACCAGAGCTAATTCCAGGCCTAAATGCAATTGCTTCACGTCAGGTGAGATTATTGGATTTGGTTTCTCGTGGTAGAACTCAGTCGAACTTGATTAAGTGGGCTTACCAAGCTAACAAAGACGGTTCAGCAGGACAGACTGGCGAAGGTGCAGCCAAAAATCAAATCGACTTTGACATCCTTTTAGGTTTAGAAAATGTAGTTAAAACTACTGCCTTTATCAAAGTTACTGATGAGATGATTGAGGACATCGACTTTATGGCAAGCGAAATCAACAATGAGTTGCTTCGTGAGCTGTTAAAAGCCGTTGAACTTGGTGTTTACTCAGGCGATGGAGCTGGAAACAACCTTCACGGTATCTACGATGTAGCTACTGCTTTCGCAGGAGGAACATTTGCAGGAACAGTTGACAACGCTAACATCGTTGACGTTCTGAACGTAGCCGTCAACCAAATCGCTATTGCAGAGCAAGGAGCTCCGACAGCTATCTTGATGCACCCTTCGGATGTAACAAGCTTGAAAATGGCAAAGGTTTCTGCTACTGACAAGCGTTACGTTGAAAACTTGTTCATGGTAGGTAGCCAATTATCACTTGCAGGCATACCAATTATCCCGACTACTTTGGTAACTCAAGATCAGTACTTAATTGGCGATTTCAGCCGCGCATTTGTTCTTGACCGTTCTGACATCAACATTGAAGTTGGTTTGGATTCTGATGACTTCACTAAAAACCTTCGTACTGTGAGAGCAGAATGGAGAGGTGTGTGTTTCGTTAAGAATAATGACAGAACTGCGTTTGTGAAAGGCGACTTTTCTACTGATAAAACCCTTCTCGAAACTCCCTAATTGAATTAAATTAAGGGAGGGGCTATTTTAAGCGATAGCACTCTTTATTCATCGAAAGAAGCCCTGCGATTAATTTCGTGGGGCTTTTTTATTCACCAACTATGAAG